CCGAAGAGAAAATCGAGGAGATGAACCTCACCCGTGAACTGAACCAGCTCGACGAGCAGATGAAGTTCCTGAACCGCGAGAACGACAACGCCAAGGCTCAGGCCGAGGCAAGTAAGGCTAACAAGGCAAAGGCTTTCCGCGAGCTCCTGAAGGACGTTCGCAACGGCAAGGCCGACCGTGAGATTCTGTTGCGTCCCGCACAGACAGGCGACACCAACGCCATCGAAGCCTCGGGTGCCATCAACCTCTCTATCCACGAGATGATTCCTACCCTCCACGAGGGACTGGGACTGCCCGCTGGTCTTGACGTAGTAACAGGCGTTACAGGCAACGAGGTTTGGCCTGTCTCCATCAACGACGTGGAGATGGAGGAGGTAGGCGAGGTAGAGGCTCTCACCGACCAGGTGCTGAACTTCGCACAGATCACTCCTACCGTTCGCCGCGTAGGTCTGACCGTGCCCGTCTCTAACATGGCTATCGACAACGCTGCCTTCGACCTCATGGCATTCGTGCAGACCAAGTTCGGCATTGCTCTGCGTGAGTACATCGCCAAGAAGATTTACTCCCTCGCTGCCTGGGACGGCAACAGAGGCCCGTTTGCCAACAAGAAGGCTTCCGCTACGGACATCGAGCTGGGTGCCGATGCTTACAAGAACATCCTCCAGGCCGTTGCCGAGTTCAGCAACAAGGGCTTCTTCGAGGGCAACGTCTGCATCGCTATGGACCGCGTGACCGAGGCTGAGCTGATGGCTACTCCGAAGATTGCAGGTGCCGCAGGTGGCTTCGTCATCGAGAATGGCCGTTGTGCAGGCTTCCCCTACGTGGTTTCACACTTCGTAAACACCGAGCTGAACAGCGCAGGCAAGCTCGTAGCCACTGCCGACCGCTACCTTCAGATTGGCTACTGGGAGTGGTTCGCCCTCCAGCAGCACGGCGACGTTCGTCTGTCTATCGACGCAACCAGCCAGGCTGTTGCCAAGAAGAACATCACAGCCGTCACCATCAACACCGCTTGGTCAATGACCGACATCTCGGTTTACATCAACGGTGCCAACAACACGAGCCAGGCATTCGGCCTCTACAAGATCGTGGAGGAAGAACCCACCACCGTCTAAACTCTCTCGCGTCTTCTTTCGGGCATAGTTCCTGACCGCTCGGTGGCTCCGATGCAGCAGCAATAGGTTGTCTGCCGGGCGGTTTTTGAAGAAGGCCATACGAAACGAATAGTATTAACCACAACGAAGCACAAGTAGAATCCCCATGTTGGAACTCGACGAAATCCTATACAATGCCCTCCGTTCCGATGCCGACCTGATGGCCGTCGTTGACGGTCGCGTGGAAAGCACCTGTTTCGAGGTCAGCCCGGACGAGCAGGACAACACCCCGCTGCCTTGCATCATCGTCACCGACGACGGACTGACCAACAATCTGGGCACCAAGGACACTGAATGGGAATCAGACGAGGACCGCGTGCAGGCCTCTATCGAGGTGGATGCCGAAAGCCCCAAGGCCGTGAAGCAGCTGCTGAGAATGGTGCGCCGGGCAGTAGCCAACCACATCGCGCAGATGGCCGACAACGACGAAGACATCCCCTGCCTTCAGTCAGTGCAGACCAGCGGCGTGGCATGGGACTGGATGAAGCCCTGCTATCACGAGACCATCACCTACCAGTGCGACGTTCAAAACGATTTATAAACTATGGGAACAATTAAAGGTCAGAACCTTCGTGTGATGGCAGGAGGCAAGTGTATTGCAATGGCCACCTCATGCCAGTTCCACGTGTCAGCCCAGCTCGAGGATAGCTCAACAAAGGACAGCGTTGGCGACTTCCAAGAGCAGGAGGTCACAGGGCTCTCATGGGATGCTCAGACCGACTCACTGGTGACATTGGAAGACAACGGTACCAACGGCGAACTGCCGCAGGACTTGCTCTCGCTGATGATCAACAAGACCAAGGTGACGCTCACCTTCGACCAGACTGCCGGTACCAACAACCGCGTAGGTCAGAACAGCGTCATCAAGAAGACCGGTCAGGCCTACGTCAGCGACATCAACATCTCTGCCCAGAACCGACAGAACAGCACCATCTCCGTTCAATTCACCGGTACCGGCCCGTTGGCATAACTGGAATCTCTTCTCTCTGAATAACAATGTCAATAGTCAGCCCTGCCGCCGCGCAACATCAGCGGCAGGGTTTTCATCAACCACAGTGCCCAGCGGTTTAGCCGCTGGTAAAAAAAAACAAAACAATGGCAACAATTAAAGGTCAGAACCTCCGCGTAATGGTAGGCGACGATACCGAACACCTCCAGTGCATAGCCGCAGCCACCAACTGCACCATGCATTGCGCCCTGCAAATCCAAGAGGACACAACCAAGGATACCGTTGACGACTGGCTTGAACAAGAGCCCGTCGGTCTTAATTGGGACGTGCAAGTCGAAGCACTCGTCATCAGCGACGACGACGAGGAATACCGCCCAGGTGCAAAGAACATCGACCAGCTCCAGGTTGGACGCGTCTATCAGCTCCGCTTCACCCGCACCGCTGGCGCAGCAGGCGAACAGAACCGCGACGCCGTGGAAGATGCCATGCAGTTCACTGGCTTTGCAATTCTCTCCGACTTGCAAATCACGTCGCAGAATGCCGACATCGCCACCGCCCGCGCCCAATTCACCGGCACCGGCGAATTATCTCAACACAGCGAATAAGAAACGTAAACAAAAGGAACTATGAACAACGAAGCAACAATCAACATTAACAACCAAGACATCCGCATGCTCTACACCGCAGCTGCGGAAAAGGGATTCGAGGATATGACTGGGCAATCGTCAGCCGTATTCATCAATAATGGAAAGATTTACGACTGGGTGACGCTCGGTCTTGCATGTATTGTGGCAGCTTATGCCTACAAAAACGAAGAACCACCCGTCAAGTCAGAAGACATCCTCTACAACTGGGGACCTGAAAACGTGGAAGAACTCATTAAAATAACCATAGAATTGCGCCGCGCGTGGTACAAGATACCAGAAGTTATTAAAACCGAAGAGGAAGAACAACCAAAAGACAAAGAAGAACCAAAAAACTGAAAACCGCCCACGATTACTACCAATATTTCGTGGGCGAAATCGGACTTCCAATTAACGATTACCTCTATCGCTTATCTTATGCCGACCTGCTGCTAATAAGCCGTGGCTACGAAAACCGAAAGCGTGACCTATGGAGTGCCACTCGATGGCAGACGTACCATCTCATGCTCGTGTCATTGGCTGACATCCAGAAGGCAGGCATCAACAGCCCGAAAGACCTCATGCCCCTACCGTGGGATGAAACTGGCGAAGAAGAAGAACAAGTCAAAATCACACAAGAGGAAATAGAGCGAATGCGAGAGGATATGCGTAGAATGAATGAAAAGGCAGGCACCAAGTGAGTGTATGCCTTTTCGTTTTACCAAGTTCCGATGTGAGCAGTCGTCCATGATTCATTGAGTGATAGATTGGTGCGGCTCCCGGAAGTAAACAGGCTCCCAGAATATTCCGTTGACCTGTTCCTCATGAATGGAGCCCCGACAATGGATGCCGACCCGAGCACCACACTATTCGCGTCATACACAACCACCGACACATCGGTGGTCCATTCATCTGCACCGCTCAGACCGAATATAGTCATTGCAAGCTCGCCCGATGTTCCGTGCAACGAGTTAGGAATATCAACAGTCCTGGATGCGCCGCTCGATGCAACGGCAGCACCCGTCGTGTAATCCAGTCCATAATACCATGTCGATGGAGTGATTGCCATCACAGCCGCATTGTCAGGAATTTCGTCATTCACGGCAATCCTCAGTTTTGTTGCAACGCGGTCCAGCGTCACCGCCCTGTTGCCGTTCGACGTGCTCACCACATTCACCTCGTAATCCTTCCAGAACGTGTCGCTCGGCTTCTCCCACACTATCGAGTGTTCACCGACATTCAGTGTCGGTGCCGTTCCCCTACTTGCCACGAAGTACACATGGTGGCTACCATAAGCCAACTGCATCACCGGCTTACCGAAATCATCCGCAGTGTTATCGCCTTGGTGTATTTGTTGCATCAATTCCCCGTTCATATAGTCCAACACCCATATGTCAGTCATATCACGTCCATCTGCCTGCAAATATCCGGCAGCACGGTTGAATGTTGCACTTGTGAAGTCACCCTTCATCGTAAACGTGAATTTCTTGGTGAGCACATCCGCTTCCTCCTCATCCACTTCATCGTCTAACACCTCGCCCAAAATAGGCTTTTCGCAGCCACACATCATGATGGCAGCTGCCAATAGTAATAATTTACTTTTCATAGTTATTCAGTTTGTTGTTAATCAATTCAAAATCATCATGCACACTTTGCGCCAGTACCTTGGCATATCGTTGCGTCTGAGTAATATTGGTATGCCCCAACATCCGAGATACATTCTCAATCTTAGCCCCCAGTCTCAATGCCCTTGTCGCGAAAGTATGCCGTGCCAGGTGCGAGTGCAATTTCGTCCTGATACCAAGAGCCTGCTGAATCACCTTCAGCGAGGCATTATATTGGATATTATTTATTTTCGGAACTTGCATCCCGTAACGCTCCAACACCTCCACCGCCTGTGGCAATAACACCGAAACATACGACACCCCGGTCTTTATTCTCTCGCCCACGTTCACCCATTTGCCATCGACCTTCTTATAATCCCGAATATCGAACGACTGAGCGTCGCTATACGAAAGACCCGTGTACATCTGGAAAATGAACAAATCCCTCGCCATTGCCATCTGCGTCCCCTCCATCGGATGCAGCGACTCAATAGCCGCAATCTCATCCTCAGTCAGATATTCCACATTATCCTTAATGCCTTTGCGGAACTCACCGCGCATCCTGTCATACACATTCGCCTCAATGACACCCAGCTTCACGGCCCTTGACAGCAAAGACCGCAGCGTCCTATGATAGTTATACACAGCAGATTCTCCAATACATACTCCATCCCTGCCGGATTGCACATCTCCATTCGACATCGGCTTCTTAATCTTATGCAACCAGGAATCCCATTTGTATATATTTTCAACCGTCAAATCATCCCAGCGCATCAGACCGCCATATTCTCGCATCCTTCGTGCAGTAACACAATATCGCTCACGGGTCCCCGACTTAATATTCAATTGCGGAATCTGTTCATCAATCCAGTCAATCATAGCCGTCTCATTATGCTTTGCCTTTTCCTCCACATTATAAGCCTGTCGCTTAATCTGAGCAACGTCAATCGGCAGTCCTTTCTTGATGCACTCATTCACGGCCAACTCGATATTCATCACCACATCCTTCAACCGCTCGTTCAGTAGTCGGGCATCGCGATGGCTCACCACACGT